TAATGATATTAAACAAATTGATAGTTCTTTGCGTGCTATTTACACAGATAAATTATCTAAATATTTTAAAGCCAATCCAGAACAAGCTAGAATTTTTATTTTTGATATGTTATATAAATGCTCAAAAGGACCTGCAGAACAAATGTTAATTTATAATTATCATAACAATACAATGCATTTATTTCAAATCTCTAATATGATCAATAAAAATCTTAAAAATAGTATTCTAACCCCCTCTGGGAAATATGGCTTTTCTTGTGGTAATGGTTGTCGTGTCCAATTAGGATGGCAAAATGGTAGTGGGTTAAATAATTATACACTTAGAGTATTTATTTAAAGGAATGATTTAATGCCGAATTTAGACAAATTTTATACAACTAAAACTGTAGCTTTAGATTGCATAAATTTTTTATATAAAACTTTTCCTAATATTAATTTTAATAAAAAAATTTTTTTAGAACCAAGCGCTGGAGCAGGAGCATTTAGCGCTCAATTACCACATTGTATTGCTTTAGATATTGCTCCAGAAGCGGATAATATTCAAAAAAAAGATTTTTTTAATTATAATCCTCAAATGACTTTTAAAAATTTTGTAACAATAGGTAATCCTCCCTTTGGACATAGATCAGAATTAGCGATTCGATTTTTTAATCATGCTGCTCAATTTAGTGATGTTATAGCATTTATTGTTCCAGTATCTTTTATGAAATGGAATGTACAAAAAAAAATATCAATGAATTTTGTTCTTACTGATTATTTTTATTTGACGCCGCAATCATTCACAGCTAATAACGTACCATATTCTGTAAGAACAGTATTTCAAATCTGGAGCAAGAAAAATACAGAATTTGATATACAAAAAAATTATCGTTTACAAAAAGCACCTCCAATAACGCATCCAGATTTTAAAATTTGGCAACATAATGCGACAGAACAATCTCGATCAACTGTAAATGAAGATTGGGAAATCGCTACTTGGCGACAAGGTTATAAAAATTTCAATGAATTATTTACGCGAAAAGATTATGATTGGTTGTATAATCAAGTTTATAACACTAATCAACAATTTTTCTTTATTAAACCATTAAATGAAAAGGCTCGTGCCATCATTTCTAAAATGGATTTTAATGCTTTAGCTGAACGAAATACAGCCACTCCAGGTTTCGGAAAAGGTGATTTTGTATCATATTATATGGAGTTAGAAAAGAAATATGAATAATCAACCAATATGTCCTCTTCCAATGAAGATAAGTAAAATTCCAGATGGTAAAGAGAAAATTTTTCCCTCTCTTTGCGCTTCTGGTGAATATTTTGCACAAATTAAAAAAGATGGTTATTGGTATCAATTTGAACGTACTGAAACATATGGCTATTTATGGAGCCGTAATATTAGTGTTCAAACTGGGCAATTAACCGAAAAGTCAGAAAACGTTCCTCATATTGTAAATATTCTTAATCGTTTACCTGTTGGTACAATTATAATAGGAGAAATTTACTATCCGGGTAAAACTTCAAAAGATGTTACTCCTATTATGGGAGCCGCACCTGGAAAAGCAGTAGAACGTCAACAGGGTGAATATGGCCTATTACATTATTATATGCACGATATGATATATTTTAATGGTACAAATTTAATGGATTACGGCGCAAGTATTCGTTATAATTTATTAAAAAAAGTCGTTGAAAAATATCAGTTGTTACAAGAGCCATATATGGAATTAGCGCAAAGAATAGATGATAATATTCAAGAAGCAGTAGCCGAAGCTCTTGCCGCAGGTGAAGAGGGAATGGTATTAAAACGTAAATCTGCGCCATACACACCAGGTAAACGTCCTGCGTGGGATACAATAAAAATTAAGAAAACTGCTACTTGCGATGCGGTATGTATGGGCGCTTGTGAGCCGACTAAATATTATAATGGTAAATTGCCAATTGGACCTAACTATACGGTTCTAAATGAATATGGGTTAGTAGATTTAGAATTAACCAAATTACAACATAATCAAGCAAAAGAGTGGCCTTATTGGATTATTGAACGATATGGCATTCCGACAGAACAAGGCGCCCCTTGGGGACTATTAAGTGAAGCAAGAGTGCCAATTGGAGATTATAAAGTAGTTAAAGGTATCGAATATAAAACGATGCCTGTAACAAAAGCATACTATTATGGATGGCCCAATGCTATACGAGTTGGTGCCTATGATGAGAATCATAAACTTGTTGAAATTGGAACTATTTCTTCTGGACTTACAGAAGAAGATCAAAAAAATTTGAAAGAACATCCGTTAATGTTTTTTGGTAAAGTTGTAGAACTTGCGGGAATGGAAAAACATAAAACAACTCATACATTACGTCATTTTTACTTTAAACGCATACGTGATGATAAGAATCCAGAAGAATGTACAATTCAGGAGATTTTTGGAGAATGAATAGTTCGCACGATTATGACTCTTCAATTGAATTAATTGAAAAGTATAAAAAGAAACTTATAGAAAGTACCAATATTGAAAGTCGCCCAGAAGAAATGCTTGTTATAGACAATATTTTATTTCGCTTTTGGCAACTGGGATGGCTAAATATTTTAGAAAAAAATTGACTTTTCAAAAAAAATAATATATTATATATACATAAAATAAAGGAAAAAACTTTATGACTAAGAAACAGCAGAAGAAATTCGCTAAGCAGTTAGCAGAATTGGAATATAAATTACAGTGCGCTCAAGACAACGAAGAAATCAATTCTTTGAAAACAAGGATTTTAAATTTACAGGAAGCGAACGCAGCAGATATGACGATTGAAGATCTGTACGCTGTCGATGAAATGGTTCAAGAATTTCTTCAAAATTTGAAAAAATAAAAAATTTTTAGTATAATTAATATAGTTAATAACTGACGGCATACACCGCAGATTATTATAAATAAAATAAATAAAAAATAAAATGAATGTTGGAAATCCAACTAGAGAAAAAGGAGAACATAATATTATGGCTGTTATGAAGGAAAACACAAAGAAAGTTATCTCTTATCTGCAGGGTCTTGCTGCTAATGACAATGTAACCGCGGCTGATGTCGCTGAGGCTCTTCATCTTGAGGTTCGTAGCGTGAATGGTATTTTCACAAGCGCTATTCAGCGGAAGGAACTTGGTTATCGTGATGAGCAGGAAATTGAGCTTGAAGATGGCACTCATGCGAAGGTAAAGTTCTTGCGGCTGAATGATGCTGGCAAGGCTGTGGATGTAAACGCAACTGACGCAGAGTAACAAATATACTATAGGGTTTGGTAATCTATTATCAAACCCTTATCTTTTATTATTATGATATATGTAACTATTGCTTTCATTATTGTTGTAACTATTTTAATGGCTTATAGTATTCATTTAGTAAAAGAAATCAAGTGTTAGCAATTTACTTTAAACAATTTAAATGAATCATTAAAAACCGCCAAGCAAGATTTAGATACTTTAGCGCAATAGCGATAGAGTGTATATTTAGAAGCTCAATAGTTAAAAGAAGATTCATTTGAAATTAAAAAAGATATTAATTTTTTAAATAAGACTGCTTCTGAATTACGAAATAATTTAAAAGAATAGAAACAACAAAATGAAGAAGAACTTTTACATCAAAAGGTTCAATTAAAAACTTCACTTGATGCTTATAGTCAAGAAGTTAAAACATCAATGGAGCAAGACTTTCTAACTGTGCAAAAAGATTTTGTTGATTAGTTTAAAGTAGAAAATACTAAAAAATTGAATGCGGCAAAAGAATTATCTGATAAATTACAAGAATTAAAAACGTCAGTAGATGCCGCCACTAGAATAGCAAAGGCTGAGTTGGAAAAAGAAAACTATAATCAATATCATTCTTTACAAATTTCTTAGGAGAATATTCAAGACATTAATAAAATTGAAGCAGCAGTTATAAACGTAAGTCCAATTGCCAAAACTGCAATCGCAAAAGTCATTTGGAAAGTTTATTATGAAAAAGCATACACCGATTTAGTTGGTAGATTATTATAGGCCCCGACTTGCGGCATTTATAAAATTACTGATATGCACAATCGATGTTATGTTGGATAGGCTGTAGATATTGGCGAGAGGTGGAAGCAACACATTAAACGAGCAATAGGTGCAGAAGAGCGCACAAATAATAAGTTATATCCAGCTATGGATAGACTTGGTCCGTGGAATTTTACTTTTGATGTTATTGAAGAATGTCCAAGAAATAAATTAAATGAAAGAGAAGATTATTGGCAGGAATTTTATCACGCAAAGGATTTTGGGTATAGTATAAAATGAAATTAACACAAAAAGAAATTGAAGAACTTATTGATTCATGTAATGATACTGTAAAAGAATTAGATAGACAAGTTGAACAACATCGAAGAATACAAGCTCGTATTCCTGTTACTTTAGCAGATTTTATTTCAAATAAATTTGATATAGACGAACTTAAAAAAAGTGAGCCTGACTTTATTACTTCTGTTGAAAAATGGTGCGAAGCATTAAATACTTTGCGCGAAAAATATATAGAAACAGATAATTATAAATATTGGAGGCTGTTTTGGGATTTAGTTCCTATAAATTATATATATCCGCCACATAATGATAATTGACTTTTAATAAAAAATTTGATATAATGTATATAGAAAATGAAAGAGGAAAAGAGAATATGTCAAAACAGCAAGAATTTTTGGAGTTTTGGAATTATCTGGTACATGAAATGAATGGAGACATTGAAGTTCCAGCTAATGTACAGGCTTATATTGATGCAATTTCTGAAAATAAAAGTGTAGATAAACCGGCATTTACTGAAAATGGAAAAAACATTCTGAAATGGTTACAAAGTGCGCCAACTATGATGTATAAGGCAAGAGATATCGCAGAAGGAATGATGATTGGTTCAAAAGCGGTATCTGGCGCTATGCGGAAATTGGTTACCGATGGGTATGTTGAAAAAGTAGGTAATTCACCAGTTGTATATACAATTACAGAAAAAGGAAAAAATGTAAATTTTGAGGAGTAAAAAATAGTATGAAGAAAAATTTTGAAAATAGTACACATATTGAAGGTTATGTATTTGATCACAAGTTGGAGATGAAAGTAACTGGTCCGCAGGCGAAGTTCCCGAATACAGAGTATATCACCGGAGAAATTAATATCGCAACAGATGAGAAGTGCGAGAATGTTATCCCAGTACATTATACATATATTACTGCCACGACAGGCAAGGGCGGCGCGGATAGTCGGTTTACAGCACTAAAGAGTATTCTTGATGGAGCACCGACAGTAGTAAGTGACGGTAAGGAAAAAGCCACGAAGGTACGTATAGATAGTGCGATTGCATTACGCGAATGGTTTAGGGATATTAAAGATGAAAAGCCAGTAAGTATAATGCGTAATGAAGGTGGATTTATTCACATTGTTCAGTCAATTAATGAGGATGAGAAGGCACGTAGCAAGTTTAAGGCAGATATGCTTATTACTTCTGTGCGTGATGTTGATCCTGATCCTGAACGTGGAATCGATGAAAAAGTAATTATTAGAGGTGCCATTTTTGGTTTTAGGAAAGATCTTCTGCCAGTCGAATTTTCTGTAACTGGTAAAAAAGGTATGAACTATTTTAGAAATCTTGAAGTAAGCAATAAGCACCCAGTGTTTACACAGGTGTGGGGCAATCAGGTTTCTAGAACCTTGAAGATAATTACTACAACAGAAAGCGCGTTTGGAGAAGACGAAGTTAGTATTAAAGAGACTTCTTCAAAAGATATGGTAGTTACAGGATGCCTGAAAGAGCCGTATCTCTTTGATGATGAAGATACTATTACCGCAGCAGAATTGTCTCAGGCAATGAGTGATCGTGAATTGTATCTGGCTTCAACGAAACAGAGACAGGCTGAATATCAGGCCAGTAAAAATGCTGGTGGATCTGCGGCAACTGTGGCAGTTTCTGGCGCGACTACTGGTTATGACTTCTAATAGGAGGAAATAACTTATGGCGAATCTTCTTACTTCCATTAAACCTCATGAGGTCAGTCGTGACCTCAGAGGTTATAGTGTTTTGTTTTATGGTACTGCTAAGTCTGGAAAAACTACAACCGCAAGTAAATTTCCAAAGTCTTTGATTTTGGGTTTTGAAAAAGGTTGGAATGCTCTACCTGGTGTTATGGCAATTGGCGTAAATAGTTGGCGAGAGTTCAAAAACTATTTGATTATGCTAAAAGATGAAGAAACAAAAGCAATGTATTAGACGATTATTATAGATACCGCTGATATTGCTTATGATTATTGTTCTGATTATATCTGTAATCAGAATGGCGTAGATACCATTGGCGATCTACCATATGGTAAGGGATATACACTTGTAGCAAAAGAATTTGATACAAGCATTCGTAAAATCCTACAGTTGGATTATGGTCTGGTCCTCATTTCTCATAGCACTGATAGAGTAGAAAAAGACGAGAAGGGCAATGAATACACTCGTTTGGAACCGACTTTGGATAAACGTGGTAGATTGATTTGTGAACGTACTTGTGATATTATCGGTTTGTCACGTCCTACAACAAATGAAGATGGTTCGGTATCTACTAAATTGTTTATGCGCGAAACGCCTAGATTTGTTGCTGGTTCTCGTTTTAAATATTTGGATCCTGTAATTGAATTTACGTATGATAATTTGGTGGATGCTATTCATCGAGCAATTGATAAAGAAGCTGAATTGACAGGTCATAAATATGTGACTGAAACAAAGGCAAATGCTTATTCAGATCCAGAAAATGAAATGCCTTCTTATGATGAGATGCGCGCAGAAGCAAGCACTTTGATTGGTCAGCTTATGGAAAAGGATCCACAAAATAGAATTAAAATTAGTAAAATTGTTTCTACTTATCTTGGAGTTAAAAAGTTCGCTGATGCAACCGAAAAAGATAGTGATCAAATTTGGCTAATTCTACAAGAATTGCGTCGGCTGTAAGCGAGTGTTTAACACTCGCTTGTTTTTTATAAAAAAATATGTTATAATATAATGGTAAAAGATATTATAATAGGGCTGATATAATGGCAAGTAAAAGAAAATTATCACCTGTTAAGTGTTTATATTGCGGAAAAACTTTTAATCGAGAATTAGAAGAGTATGTACAAGTAAATAAAGTGCGTTACGCGCATAAAGTTTGTTATGATCAACATACCGCAAGTATAACACAAGAAGAGCGTGATTTAATGGCATTAAAAAATTACATAAAAAAATTATTTAATGTCGAAACAATTAGTCCGCGCATTCATAAACAAATTGAAGATTATCATAATAATAGAAATTATACTTATAGTGGGATTTTAAAAAGTCTAACTTATTTTTTTCAAATTAAAGGAAACTCAATAGAAAAAGCCAATGGTGGTATAGGTATTGTACCTTATGTCTATGAAGACGCTAGAAATTATTATACAGCGATATGGATGGCTCAACAGCAAAATATATCTAAGCCAATCGAACAATATCAACCAAAAATAGTGGAGATACACATTCCCCCACCAGTGCGGAAAGAGCATAAAGTTAAACAATTTTCATTTTTAGACGAAGGGGAAGATTAAGTGAGTTCTAAATATGTAGATAGTACAGCTATAATGCAAGTAATAGGGTGTGTGTATAATGATCCATCTATTTTGGACGCAGAAGATACATATTTTGTTACAGAAGCAGATTTTGTAGAAGAGTTTCATAAAATCATTTATGGGACAATGTTTAAACTTCATGAAAATGGAACTCATTCATTTACTCTTGAAGCAATTAATGATTTTTTAAGTAATCATCCTAAACGAAAAGCTGTATATGATTTAAATAAAGGTAATGAATACCTTACTCAAATTAGTCAATTGGTTACACGTTCTACTTTTGATTATTATTACAAACGTATGAAAAAGATGACGCTTCTGCGAATGTATGATAATGTAGGTTTGGACGTAACTTTTCTTTATGATCCAGATAACATTTTAGATACAAAAAAGAAAGAAGCGCAAGAAGAGTGGCTTGATAATACAAGTCTTCAAGCCATTGCTGATAAAATAGATGAAAAAATTGAAACAATTAGAGCGGCTTATGTAGAAAACGATATCAATGGTGGGGCTTTTAAAGCTGGAGATGGTATTACAGAATTAATTAAAAAATTCGAACAGGTTCCAGATGTTGGAGTACCATTGTATGGAGATTATATTAATACAATTA